GATATAAAGAATTCCCTGCTTCTTTTGAGCACTTAAGAATCATTAACTGATACATTCTATTTGAATACATTTCAGGCAGAAGTGGTTTAACGCAAGGTTTCCAGAGTTGCCGAACAAAAAGTATATTTTAATAGAGCACCAGTAAGAATAACAAAAACAGGGACGATTCCTGATAGAATTGATTTTCAATTCATATCACTTAGGGGTTGATTTGTAGTGTTTATAAACCCTTAGATCTTATAAGGTTTATAAAGGGGGGACGTGTAAAGTGTCCCTATAGTGTAACCACTCAACCAACCAACTTTCCTCCCATGCGTAAGATTGAAACCGCAATGATTGAAGCAATTGAGAATCAACTCAATTGGAAGTCTGCTAACACTGAAGTGATCAACTCTGAACTGGCAAGTGATGGAACTGTTGTCAGTGTAGTTAAACTTCACGGGCATAAGATTGCCGTGATCGGTGATACTTTTATTCAACTATTTGATGGTGGTTGGCAGACTGCTACCACTAAAAGTAGGTTGAATGCAATACTCAAAGGGTTCGGAGTTGCTGGTGAAAGTGTATTTCAAAAGGCAGGAGAATGGTTCGTTCGTATACATGAAGATTTCAAAGTTGACTTCGAAGTTGTTAAGTTTACCAGTGGAATGGTGATCTAAAGTAACACTCACTGTGTGCCCTCTGGTTGACACTGGAGGGCACTTATGTTAGACTTGTGAGTGTCAGTGAAACGGCAGTGTTTTGCGGGTTCGTTGTTATCGTTGCGGGGGGCGATGCGTATATAAAAACCCAAACTACCCTAACCTACAGAGGTGACAAAACGAGACCTCTATCTCACACTTATAAAAAATTTCCCAGTGAAAAAAATCTTTCCCCAGAAGTCTTACACACAAATAAAAACTCCATACTGGAATTTCTATAGAGTTGTACTTGCAGGATGGATGATAAGATATCCGAAACCTTTTTTTGTCTTTTTAGGATTTTGTATTGTGCTTATATATAATGCGGTCACAAGATAATTCAAGATAAAAAAATTTCCAGTAAAAATTTTATGACTCAAATCGAAAAAATATATCACATATATGCACGAGATAGATGTTTATTTCATTCTATCAAAGAAGAAGAATTTAATACAACCTGGTCAACGGTAAAAAATATGGTCGGTCTGATGAAAACAGACTATACTATAGAAGATTTGTCGTATGAAGAACTTACCTTCAATAAAGATCTGGCACTTCATTCTTCTCATTGACAATTCAAAGGTAAAAGACTAAAATAAAAAATGAAAATGGATTGATTCACTTATGGCAAAAGGATTTACAGTCAAAGCAAATGCACCAAAACCAAAGGAACAAGAATGGGATATTGATGCAATTAAAGAAAGAATGCGTGGAAAGTCAATTGTATTTTGTCTTCCTGGTCGTGGGTGTTCTTTTATTTTTCTCAAGGCATTTGTACAACTCTGTTTTGATCTTGTACAAAATGGAATGAGTATTCAAATTTCTCAAGACTACTCATCAATGGTAAACTTTGCACGTTGTAAATGCCTAGGTGCAAATGTATTACGTGGACCAAAACAAATTCCCTGGGATGGAAAACTTGAATATGATTATCAACTTTGGATTGATAGTGATATTGTTTTTGATTCTCAAAAGTTCTGGCAATTGTGCGATATGGCACTGTCTGCCGAAGGTGATGAAAAAGAAATCGTTGGTGGTTGGTATGCCACAGAGGATGGTGTCACAACTTCTGTTGCACACTGGTTAGAAGAAGATGATTTCCGCAGAAATGGTGGTGTGATGAATCACGAAACTGTGGAGAGTATCTCAAAAAGGCGTAAGCCATTCACAGTGGATTACACTGGGTTTGGTTGGGTACTGATTAAGAAAGGAGTTTTTGAAAATCTTGAATATCCTTGGTTTGCTCCCAAGATGCAAGTCTTTGAATCTGGTGCAGTACAAGACATGTGTGGTGAGGATGTCTCATTCTGTCTCGATGCAAAAGAAGCAGGATTTGAAATCTGGTGTGATCCGCGCATTCGTGTCGGACATGAAAAGACTCGTATAATCTAATGAAAGAAAAACTTTATAATTTACTTTATAAAGGACGTATCATACACAAAAATCTCACTGCAGAAGACTGTGGTGAGATTCTTCAAGACCTCTCCGAACAGTTTTATGCAGGAGAAGATATTGACCCAGAACTTATTGAACTTGAGGAGGTTTAAATGGCAGCAAATAAAAAATCACTGAGTGGCTCAGATGGTATTGAATCACATTCCAAAAATACTCGACAGGGTTATGGAAGAAATACAAAGTACTCTGCGACCAGCAGAAATAAACCTCGTAAACCACGAAGAGGGCAAGGTAAGTAAAGAATATTTCTCAAGGCATTTGAAGACTCTTCAAGTGTCTTTTTAGTTTTTATAACTAGTTAAGACTCTTATTTGCCTTATGATCTGGGTGGCGCCTCGCTTCTCGCTTGAAGGGAACTTGAAGAAAATAAAAGAAGAAATCAGTATTTGTTGGAAACCAGATGCACAAGTTCCAAAATTAGAGGAATGTATGTGGTGGGATTGCTTTTCTCCTTACGTTGATGTTCAAGTACGTTCAAGATTGGCTAACTTACGTGCCGAACTTATCAACTATAAGGGTAAAAAGAATGAAGGAACTTATTTGTTTACTCTTGATTGGTCCTGGGAATCAAAATCTACTTTAAATACAAACTTTAGTGAGACACCAGAACATAAATGTGCTCATTTCTTTAAAATGGATAATGGAAACTTCTATGCATATCCAAATAACAAGATTTTATGGTACGATGATGCTTGGATACGCAATAGAATTACCAAAAATCCAGGTTATGAAATCGATATGACTGAATATTCTGTTGAAAATCTTCGTAAAATTGAAACATCTGACGATTTTATGTATGAAATCAAAGAAATTCGGGATAGCAACCCCGTAAAAAGTTCTGATTTACCAAATCAGGAGCAAACTCATGACCAAAAAGGTGGATAAGGACTCAGATTATATGAGAGACCAATGGGGAACATCATATCTCTCTAGTGAGTATGGTTGGGAAGAGAAGATTAAAAAGCAAAAGATGCTTCGTGAAATCTCAAATGATGATCTCACACCCAAAAAGCACGATTTTGTAATACAAAAAGAACTTCACGAAAAAATTCGAAATGATGATGATTATGATGATTGGGAGTATGGAACAGAACCAATTCCATTAACCGAATTTTAGTGAATAAATAATATAGATTCATAATATTCAATGCCTCTAGAGCGAGTCAGTCAAGGTTTCAAAGACATTAGTATGTCTTTTCAGGTTAATCCCCTGAATCTAGACTTAATTGCTCTGAAAAATGAAACTGCAATTGCTCGTTCAGTTCGTAATATTGTATTTACTCTTCCAGGAGAGAAATTCTTTGATTCAAATTTTGGATCTCGAATTTCAAACTCTCTTTTTGAAAATGTAGATGAAATTTCTGCATCAATCATTCGAGATGAAATACGAAATTCAATCACAAACTATGAACCACGAGTTGAATTGATTGATGTTCAGACAACTCCTGATTATGATAATGCATCATTTGATGTTTTAATTCAATATCGAATTATTGGTGCAGATGTGTTGCCTCAGCAACTTGAATTTGTTTTGCAACCTACTCGGTAATTAGGTAAATGCCATTAGTCAATTTTACAAATCTGGATTTCGACCAGATTAAGACAACTCTTAAAAACTACTTAAAAGCCAATTCCAACTTTACGGATTATGACTTTGAGGGATCTAATCTCTCGACAATTCTTGATGTTTTGGCATATAATACCTATATTACTTCATACAATGCAAATATGGTTGCAAATGAAGTTTTTATTGATAGTGCAACACTCAGAGAAAATGTTGTTTCACTTGCAAGAAATATTGGATATGTTCCAAAGTCAAGAAAGGCAGCAACCTCGACAGTTAGTTTTTTTGTAGATACTTCGAGCATCACTCCACCTCCAGTATCACTTACATTGCACAAGGGACCAATTGCAAGCACTTCTGGATCCTTTGGTAATCAATCATTTGTATTTTCAATACTTGAAGATATTACAGTTCCTGTTTTTAATAATATTGCATCATTTGATGAAATTAAAATTTATGAGGGAGTTCTTTTAACCAGCAATTTTACATATAATCCAAGAAATCCAAATCAGAGATATATTCTTCCAAACTCTGGAATTGACACGGATTTGATTTCTGCAATTGTAAAACCAAATGAGACCTCCACAATATCAGTTAAATACAATCTTCAGAATAGTTTGTTTAATGTAAATTCAGAATCAGAAGTTTATTATATTCAAGAAATTGAAGATGAAAGATATGAATTAATTTTTGGTGATGGTGTTTTTGGAAAAGCACTTGAAGATGGAAATTATATTCAGGTTTCTTATATCGTATCAAATGGTGACAGTGGAAATGGAATTGGACAATTTACATTTTCAGGAAGACTTTCATATACTCGAAATTCAATTACATATAACATTACTTCGGGTATTTCTTTACTTACAACAGGTCTAATATCCTCAGGTGGAGAATCTATTGAACCAGTAGAATCGATTCGTAAATTTGCACCCAGAATTTATGCATCTCAAAATCGGGCACTTACATCTAATGATTATGAAACTTTAATTCCTGCAAAAATTTATCCTGAGACAGAATCTATTTCTGTTTTTGGTGGAGAGGAATTAATTCCTCCACAGTATGGAAAAGTTTTTATTAGCATTAAACCAAGAACAGGAGATTTTTTGCCAAATTTAATTAAGGAAAATATTAAACTAAAATTAAAACAATATGCGGTTGCGGGAATTGTTCCTGAAATCTTGGATCTAAAATATCTCTATCTGGAGGTAATTTCGAATGTATATTATAATTCAAATTTAGCACCAAGTGCATCTAACATATCAAGTATAGTTCAATCAAATGCTCTTAAATATGCAGAATCTACAGAACTTAACAAATATGGTGCTCGATTTAAATATAGTAAATTTTTAAAAGTTATTGATGATAGTCACGATGCAGTAACATCGAATATTACAAGAATTCAAATGAGAAGAGACTTGCGTGTAGTTTTGAATTCCTTTGCAGAATATTCAATCGGATTTGGAAATCAATTTCATATCAATAGCATGAATGGATATAATATCAAATCTACTGCATTTAGAGTATCTGGAATTTCTGAACCGGTGTATATTTCTGACGTTCCAGATACAAATCGAAGTACTGGTTCTATTTTTATGTTTACTGTTCCAAATATTTTTTCTGTAAATCCAACGATTATAAAAAGAGGAATTGGAAGAATTGATTATATAAAAGGAATTATCACATTAAATCCAATTAATATCACATCTGCAAAAATCAAAGATGGTCAATCAATAATTCAAATTTCAACAACTCCACAATCAAATGACGTGATTGGATTACAGGATTTATATTTGCAACTAGATATTAATAATAGTATATTTGAAATGGTAATCGATGAGATTTCGTCTGGATTGGATCCATCGGCATCAAACTATATTGTAACTTCAAGTTATAACAACGGAAATTTGGTAAGAGTGTAAAATGACAGAAAAAAGAATTCAATTTAGCAACATTGTTAAAAATCAACTTCCAAATTATGTAATAGAAGAATTTCCATTAATTTCTGAATTTTTATCACAATACTACATCTCTCAAGAATTTAAGGGGGCTCCTGCAGATTTAATTCAAAATATTGATAGGTATGTAAAAATTGATGAATTAACAAATCAAACAGATTCTACAGTTCTTGGACAAGATATTTCATTTTTTGATACAACTATTATTATAAATCAAACTGGTGTTGGAATAGAAGATTTTCCAGATTCTTATGGTGTTCTGCAAATTGATGATGAAATTATTACATATACAGGAAAAACATCAAGTTCTTTTACCGGTTGTGTTAGAGGATTTGTTGGAATTACTTCTCTTACAAAACAAAATTATCCGGACCAATTAGTTTTCTCAGAAAGTGAGTCTGCAGAACATACATCTGGAGCAGTAATTAAAAACTTAAGTTCTTTATTTTTAAAAGAATTTTTACTCAAAACAAAATATCAGTTATTACCAGGACTTGAAAATAGAACTCTAAGTTCAAATATAAATCAATCTCTTTTTATTAAGCAGGCAAAGGATTTTTATCTGAGTAAGGGAACTGATGAGTCATTTAAAATTCTATTCAATGCATTATATGGTGAAAGTGCTGTTATTATTAGACCAAAAGATTATTTGTTTAGACCATCAGATGCAAATTATAGAGTTACCGATGATTTAGTTGTAGAAAGAATTGAAGGTGATCCATTAAATTTGCTAAATGCAACATTGTTTCAAGATGAATATCTTGATATTTCAAGAGCATATGCACCAATTGCAGATGTTGAAGTTGTAATTTCTGAACTTGGAACTACTTATTACAAATTAAGTTTAGATTCTGGATATAGTCGTGATATTAGAGTCGATGGTGCAATTTATGGAAATTTTGTAGTTCATTCAAAAACACAATTAATTGAATCTGTTTCTACGGGAACTACCACATTATCAGTGGATTCCACAGTTGGATTTCCACAAAGTGGTGAACTTTCAGTAACTTACAACGATAATACCACAGGAATAGTCTCATATTCTCATAAATCACTAACTCAATTTTTTGATTGTTCTGGAATAGTTGGAATCATTGAAGATAAATCTCAAATTGGAATCAATACTTATGCATATGCAAATGTATCTAACGAATTAATTAAAGTAAGAATTAATTCTGTTATCAAATCTTGTTCAATTAACAGTGATACTCGTTACTATCATGTCGGAGATACAGCACAAATAAGAACACTTGGTGTAGATATTGATAATTATTTGTTTAATAATTGGTTTTTAAATATTGCATCATCATATGAAATTGCTTCAATATCTCTACAAAATACTTTTGATTACACCTACAATATTACAGTTAAAACTTCACATATTTTTAAAATTGGAGATTCTGTAAAAATTATAAATTCGAGTGGATCTGAAAAATTATCAACGATCAGTAACGTCGATTCTTCCACATCATTTTCAATATCTGGACAAGGAGTTCTTTCAAACGATCAATACATTATAAGAAGAAATTTATTAAAAGTAAATTCAAATACTTTTCCAAATTTATCAAATATAAATTCAAATGTTCAAAATTTATATAAACTGAATGAAAAATTACTGATTGCTTCTTCATCTATACCCACATATTATAACCAATCTTTAGATCTATACAACAAATCTGTAACATTTTCCGGAACATTTCCATCAGTTGGAGTTGGATCGACCAATATATTCAATATCACTTCAACAAAAGATCACGAATTTTATACGGGAGATATTGTTTATTATACTCCAGAAACACAAACATCCACCAATCCTGATACATTAGAAGATGAAAGCACTGTCATAAGTTCACTTTTTGACGAGGGAATTTATTATGTTAAAAGAATTGATCAAAACAATATTCAACTTGCAAATAGTAAAGACAGTATTTATTATTCAAACTTTGAATATGTAAGTGATGTCACATCTGTAAGTAATAATAAAATTGAACTTTACGATTTCAAATCAAAAACTCTTCTCTCACAAAAACTGTTGAGAGAAGTATCTACTCCTATCAATGATGGTCAAACGTATCCAACAAATTCAGGATTTACAGGAATTTTAATTAATGGTGTTGAAATATTAAATTATAAATCATCAGATTTAGTTTATTATGGAACACTTCAAAATATTGACATAGTTGCACCAGGATCTGGATATGATGTCATTACTCCCCCAACTCTGATTATATCTGACGTTGTTGGATATGGAGCTACTGGATATTGTGCAGTAAGAGGATTTTTATATGAAATTAAAATTATTGATAGTGGATTTGATTATCAGAGCACTCCAAAAATAAACATAACTGGTGGAAATGGTGTTGGTGCGAATGCCAGTGTGAATATGAAACTCATTGATCACGAGTCATCATTTAATTCGGAGAGTTTATCTGCTCTTGTTGGTATAGGAAGCACTGTTTCAACAATTGGATTTGGAACTTATCATAAATTTAGAAATTCTGAAAGAATCATTTATAAAACAAACGGACAAACCGCAGTCGGAGGTCTATCAACAGATTCTTCATATTATGTGTCTACGGTTTCTCCATATGTTGTTAAATTACATAATACTTTAGATGATGCAGTTTCTGGAATTAATACTGTTGTTTTGTCTTCTTATGGAGTTGGAAATCATACTTTTCAATCATATAATAAAAAATCCGTAGTTGGATCTATCACTATTATTACTTCCGGAAGTGGATATGAAAATAAAAAAAGAACATCACAATCTTCTGGAATCAGCACAGCATTAAGTATCGTTGAAATTGAAAATCACGATTACAAATCAGGAGAAGTTGTAGTTTATAATGTTGATGGGACTGCTGTGAGTGGTCTTACAACAAACACTTCATATTATGTTACAGTAGTTGATAGTGATAAATTTAGACTGTCTCAAGTGGGTGTAGGATCCACAAATCAAGATTTTTATTACAATACAAAACAATTCGTCAACTTTAATTCTGTTGGATCTGGAACACATATTTTTAATTACCCAGAAATCAGTGTTGAAATTGTTGGAGATGTTGGAATTTCGTCCGTGGGGTCAGAAACCTTTAAATCTATAATTAAACCAATATTTAGAGGACAGATTACTTCTGTTCATCTATCAGATAATGGAATTGGATATGGGTCTTCAGAAATTTTAAATTATAATCGTCAACCAAGTATAACATTAGATAGTGGATCAAGTGCTCAATTAACTCCTATTATTGAAAATGGAAAAATTGTTGATGTAATTATTAATAATTCTGGAGTCAATTATTCTTCTCCTAATATTTCTATTACTGGAAGTGGATCTGGCGCATCTGTAACTCCGATAGTTCAAAATGGATCTATAACTTCAGTTAAAATTATTAATGGTGGAATTGGATATTCACAAAGATCAACTTTTATCACAATTACATCACCAGGATCTTCTTGTAAATTTGATCCAAAAATACAAACTTGGAGAGTGAATTTATTTGAAAAATATTTTAATAATATTACAGATGATGATGGAATTCTCTCAAAAGGTCTCAATAAAAACTATCAATTAGAATATTCACATTTATATGCTCCAAGAAAATTAAGAGAAGCAGTTTATTCTGTAAATCAGAACGGAAACGTTTTATATGGAAGTCCAGACCTCATAAAAGTTAATAATGAGGAACAATTAAATTCAAAACATTCTCCGATTATTGGTTGGGCTTATGATGGTAACCCAATTTATGGTCCTTATGGATACATAACCAAACAAGGAGGAGTCATTTCTTCTATGAAATCTGGATATGAATTAAATTCTTCACAACAAAGACCAAATTTTCCACTTGGATTTTTTGTAGAGGATTATGTATATTCTGAAAAAAGTGATGAGACTGTTCTGGATCAAAATAATGGAAGATTTGGTGTCACTCCAGAATTTCCAAATGGAACGTATGCATACTTTGCGACTATCAATAATACTTCTGTTGATAATTCAGGTCCTTTTAAAAATTACAGAAGACCGGTATTTCCATATTTGATTGGGGATGCCTTTAAATCAATTCCAAACGAATTTAATTTTAAAATTGCATCAAATCAAGATGATTTAAATCTAAATCAAACAAATTGGTTAAGATTTACAACTCCATACAATATTATCAATGGTACTGCATCATATTCATACCTACAAACTCCAAATAATCTAAATCAGACGGTTGATGTTAAGTATGCACTTCCCGGATCAGTTGAAAATATTGGAATCAATAGTGGTGGAGATGGTTATAAAGTAAATAATTCTATTGTGTTTGATGAAAGTGGAACGAGAGGATATGGTGCAGCAGCAAAAGTTTCTAGAATAAAAGGAAAATCTGTAACCCTGGTTAGCACTGCAACAAGCACAATTAATAATGTAGAATTTTTCTCCGGTGAAGAAAAAAATTCATTTACACTATATGCAGATAATCCCCACAATTTAAATAATAATGATATTATCAGTATTTCTGGGTTAAACACAACATCAACATCTCTTCAATTAAGTTCATATTCTATTGGAGTTACAACATCAAACATTCTGATACTCAATGTGGGAGTCGGAACTGCTGTTGCAACAGGGATTGTTACTTATTTTTCTGTTACTGGTAATTTAAGTCCGACAAATATTCGTGAAAATGATATTTTTACAATATCTACAGAAAAGATAAAAATACTAAATGTAGATTCACTCAATTCTAGAATTAGAGTTTTAAGACAAATTGATGGTACCGTTGGTATTTCTCATACTGCAACAGAAATTTTATATGAAAATCCAAGAAAACTAAAAATTACTGCTGGAATTACAACTTCATATGATTATAAATTAAATCGTCAAATATATTTTAATCCTAAAGATTCTGTTGGACTTGGGACAATTAGTGGAGTTGGAATCGGAACAACTCTTACAATATCAAATCCTGGAGCAGGAATAACTCAAATTTTTATTCCAACAAAAACAATTTATCTTCCAAATCACAAATTAGAAACTGGAGACATACTGACATATTCTCCAAATATAGGATCTTCAATTGGAGTTTCTACAAATGGAATTTCAACATCAGTTACTCTTGCAAACCAATCACAGATATTTGTTGCAAAAATTTCAGAAGATTTGATTGGTATTTCTACTGTAAGAGTTGGTTTGGGTTCTACAGGAATTTTTGTTGGAATTGCATCCACAACAAGAGGTCTGAGTACTCTCTTCTTTACTGGAATTGGAACAGGAACATATCACAGTTTTGAAACAAATTATGATTCAATTATTGGAAATATTTCTAGAAATTTGGTCACAGTTTCTACTTCACAAACACATGGATTAACAGCAGAAGATTCTGTTTATATTTCTGTAAACCCTTCTATCAGCACAACGTTTGTTGTGAAATATAATGATTATAATAGAAGATTGGTTATTAATTCCAAAGATTTTATTTCAGCAGGAGTAAATACTTCTACCAGTTCTATTAGTATTGTCAATCACGGATTTATTAATGGACAAAAAATTATTCATATCTCAAGTTCTCCATCCGGAGGTCTTCAGAATAATCAAATCTATTATGTAGTAATTGTAGATAATAATACACTCAAACTTTCAAATACTTATTATAGTGCTACAAGTCTGATTCCAAAAATTGTTGGAATCACGAGTGCTTCCAGTGGTACATTATCACCAATTAACCCAGCAATTCAATTATATAAAAATTCTACCATAACATTTGATCTTTCCGATTCCTCTTTATCATATACGGATCAATTCGCATTATATCCAGCATTTGAATTTAAATTTTATAAGGATTCAAATTTTACTGAAGAATTTACTACTTCAAAAACTTCTAATGTCTTTGAAGTCCAAAAAATTGGAACAATTGGTGTAACTACAACTGCAAAGGTGATTTTAAATGTAAATGAAAACACTCCAGAAAAATTATATTATAATCTCATTCCAATATATGATAACAACACTCCACAAATAAAAAGAGAAGTTGTTATTGATACTTTAATTCAGGACCATAATGAATTGCAAATTGAATCTAGCAAATATAATGGAGAACATCAAATTTCTGTTGCCTCACCAAGTTCTTTTACTTATAATTTACCACAATTTCCAGAATCTGTTTCATATGGATCTTCAACATCAGTAATAAGTTATGAAACAACATCTTCTTCGGCATTTGGACCGATTGCAAAATTTGAAATAAAGAATAGGGGGCAAAATTATTATTCACTACCAGGAATCACAACAATCGTAAGTGTTTCTGGATCAAATGCAATCTTAGAACCTTCTAGCAACAGTATTGGTAAAATCAAAAGAACAAAAATATCTGATATTGGGTTTGATTTTTCTTCAGATAATACAGTTAGACCTACAGTATATCTTCCACAAATTATAAAAGTAGATCCTTTGGCATCATTTGCTTCAATTGGAATTTCTTCGGCTGGAAGAGGATATAGTTCTGCACCAAAATTAATTGTTATTGATGGTAAAACTCAAAATGTCATTCCAGAAGTTGATTTGAGATATTCATTGGGTGATACTCAAGTTACCATTTTAAGAAATACTTTTGGAATTAATAATTCTTTACCAACAATTCTTCCTACAGAAAATACAAATGGTGTCGGTATTAATTCTATTAGTTTTAACAATTTAACTAAAAGTGTAACTGTTAGATTATCTGTAGGATTTAGTACGGCAAATTCATTCCCATTTCAAGTTAATGATAAAGTTTTAATTGAAAATGTAAGTGTGGGAGTCGGATCTACTGGAAGGGGATATAATTCTAAAGACTATAATTATAATTTATTCACACTTACTTCTGT